ATAGAGAATAGCCCTTTCCTGAAGGCGTTGAACTAATGCTTGAAGAAAAATCAGTAACGCATCGCTGCGAATAATTTGCAATCGGCGAAGCTCCTGTTGAAAACATGTTTTCGTTAGCTTTGACCCAACCTGCAAGAGTATAACCTGAAGTTAGACCATATTTAAAAGTTGATGAAGTATTGTCAGCTCCGACTACTTGAGCAGGTGCGCCTTCTTCGTAGAGAAAGGAGTAATTATTGCCACTTGGCAAACAATCAGCGTCATCATAATAAACTTTACCCCACGGATAAAACTGACAGACTTCTCCCCACCATGTTGATTTGTATATTTCTCCGAATCCCATTATTTATTTTTTATATATTCGACTTTTGTCTTTGTTGTTGTTGTTTGATACCACATTTTGACCTTTTTTTGTTAAATATTGAACTAGTTTTAATATGTTTAATTCTTTGACTTTATATCTCATAAATACCACCCTCCAAAAGACGTTTCTCCCTCAGGGAAGAAGTCGTCGTTGCTATTTGCATTATATTCAGGGAATGTTGATTGATTATAAACCATATAATCAACAAAATTGTTGGTGTAAAATTGCGCTAAGTCGCGATATTTATTCGCTAAATAGTCAACTTCGTCTTTGTCTACGCTTATAGCATTCTCCGTCTGTCCTTTGAAGACGCCACCATTCGCAATTGTATAAGTTGCAAAAGGAACGTAAAGCGTAGCAGCCCAAAAAATCGTCATTGGTTTGACATATTTTTCAAGTAAATCTAAATAATCAGAGTTAGCAGGAAGACTAATGTCCCCCGAAGTGATTAAATCGCTTAGTTTGTCGTAAAGTTTAGTCCCTAAATAAAGTTGAACTTCAGTATCCATTGCGATTGAAATCATATATATTAATTTATCAGGGTCAACATTGCCTGAAAGAACTGAATATCTTTTTATGTCTTGCGTTGTTACAAATAAAGCTTTAGCCATTGTCTCGTGGGTATTTATATTTTAAACTTCCGTGATTTCCGTCAGGCGCATTGAAAGGCGCAATTTTAGATTCAGCACTGCCCCAAGGATTTTTTCTATAAGACGGGGGAATGAAGCCTGTTCGTTTGTAATTAAGCAGATTTTCAGAAGGTTCAGCATATTTTTTGCGCCTGTAGAGGACTTCTTTCCATGCGTGACGACAATAACAGCCACCTGCCCATTTAAAAAGGTCGTATCCGTCTTCTGTGTGTCCGAATTGTCCGTTTACTCCTTCAGCAGAAGCTCTGTCAATGTCTTCAATCCTGTAAACAACTTGATTCTGTGAGAGCTGCATCATGTTTTTACAAAAATTTCTGCTTTCATAATCTTTTGAGCCTTTAATATCAGGCTGAATTGAGCCTGCGTGCGATTGTTGAAAATATCTGTAACGAATTTTATAATTTTTACTATCTAAATACGAAAATCCGTTTGGATTAGCTGCAATTTCTTCAGCTCCTTCTGTGTTAGCTCTTTTTGATTTCCACGGACTTAAAAGCGTCTTAATTTTGCTTAAAGTCGTCTCGTCTTCTTTTTTTTCTGTTAAAGAAGCCTCAGCCCATTCTTTGATCGAAACATTGTCTTCGGAACAATCGCGAGAGTGAACTTCTTCATATTCGTCAGTCATGACTTCGCCTGTTAAGTGTTTAAGCATTGCTTCGCCAAGCTCTGTCGATAATTTCCCCTTTTTTTGTGTTAATTCAACGCCTGTTTCTTCTTCAGCAACCTCGTCGTCAACACCCTCAAGCTGATCAATGTCATTAAAAGCTAAAGGTTTAAGCGTTTTAAAATATAAATCGAGACTAATGTCATTAATTGAAAGAATTGTATCAATGCAGTCAATTATTTCGTCTTGATAGCATTTTATAACAATATTGTCTAGCAATAAAGTCGCTGTTTCGATTTCTTCAGCATTATTGCCCATTGAATTATTTCCGTCACGAATTCCAACTAACATCGGGGAGGTTAGCCTGTGTCCAACGATTAATTTTCGAAAACATTCGTTTGACAAATATTCATAATGTTGAGGCGCATCATTTAACGGAATATCGTCAACCGTTGTTTTACTTTCTTGATTTGAATTAAAAGCAACGATCACCTTTTCGCCTCTTGCAGAAGTCAGCTTGTTCATGACGTCTGTTTTAATCATTTGCATTTTTTCTTGATCTGGAACGCCGTTATTGAAATTAACCACTTTCGTGCCTGAAAAACCATTCAAAGTATCGTTAATTAAATAGTCGCCAATTTCATTTTCCAACATTGCATAAGGAAGCGCGCCGACGTAATCAGGAGGACTGAAATAATATTGTCCTGTAGTGTAAGGCTTTAAAACAAAGATTTCGTTTCCTTTTCGATTACCAAAGCCAAAAGCAGTGATTTCTTCAGGTAAATCGTTTGGTTTAAGGTTTTTCCAATCAGAAGAATAAAACCACGATTCAACTTCGCCTTTTTCGTTTGCTTTGTGAGGTCTGAGCGTTTCCATTGGGAAGTGAGATACTTTGACAACGCGTCCTTTTGAATAACTGATCTGCCAAGCAGCCATTCCTAAGATTTTAAAGTCTTTTATAAACTTTCTCAGGTCTGTCTTTCGAAACAAAGTCATCATTTGCGCATATTGTTCAGGTCTTCTGTCAGCGTTTAATGCCGACAAGCCTCTGCCGTAGATAAAATTGGTAATTCCGTTTATGATAGCATTATTGCTTGTTGAGTTTAAATAAAGTTGGATTAAATAATTAAAATAGTCATTATCCTCGCCGTAAGCGATCCATTCTTTGTTTTTATACTCCAACACCTGTGGCGAAGTATATGCGCTTAAATGCTCTAAAAATACGTTTGGAGAGGTGTTTGCTTTAGTTTTGCTCTTGCTCATAATACAATATATTGGTTTGTTGATTCATATTCGTCAAAAACGCCGTCGTTGATTGTGTACTCGCTCGGCACTTGATCAGTGCAAAAGATCATATCACGATAGACGTTTTCGCCTGCGTTGTTTACTTCAATAGAGTAAAAATGTCCCTCTTGTAATACAGGGCTGAAAGTTAAACCTATAGTTAAATAATACTCGTTAATCGTTTGAGTAAAAACAGCGTATGTTGTCGAGGTGTTTGTTTCTTGATCAGTTACAATGATTTCGTCTCCTGAATATTGTCTCGGTATTATATAAAAGTCTTGCGACGCTGCGCTTGTTGTTAGAATTAACATTTACTTCTTTATATAGAAACCGAAATTTGTTGTTTTTGTTATAAAAAAAAAGACAGCGTTTGCTGTCTCTCTTTTAAAATTATAATATAAATATTAAATGCAGCTTACTACAACCGTATTTGTGGTGTCGTTGATTATTGCTGTATCCATAAAATTAGCAGGGCTCTTTTCAGTTCCTGTTAAAGTTAGATTATATCCGTTAAGGTCTCCCATTGCTGCTCCTGTTGCCGTATTAACAGCGACTTCAACACCATTTTCAATTCCTGCTAGAAAGTAATTCCCGTTATAATCTTGAACGATTACTTGAGGTCTGCCATAAGATAGCAGCTTCATTTGTGCTGTAGTAGCCAAATCTTGCTTCTTTAAGACAACCGTCCCACTTTGAGTCCAAAAAGAAGTACCATTCTCCCTAGAATTTTCGTTTGTTTGCTCGAAAGAGTTCGCACCTTTAAGATCGTATTTATAAAATGTTAATGGAGAAGCGAAAGCTGTGACTTCGCCTTCTGCTGAAATTGTCGCTGATTCAAGTAATCCTTCTGTATAATTAGAAAAATAAACAGCTATAATTCCACCGACCGAGTCCTTACATGGTTCGCAACGTCCTAAGTTAATATCGCATGACATAAGTTTTATTTTTTAAAGTTTATAAAAAGGGGTAAAATTAATTACCCCCATTAATTTAGTTGTTTAATTATGAGCCTGTATACGTCACAACGTCGTCACAGCAACCAATAGCCATTCCTGCCGTGAACCTCATCACTATACGAACATTTTGACTTCCGTCCGTTTCCGACATGTCGATCGTGCGCACTTCATTATAATCGGACATCAATCCAGTCCCGAAAAACAAGTTGCTAGATTCTGCTGCCATCATAAAATCGTCAGACATTCCTCGCCCTACAAAGACAGGAATACCACCGAAAGAAAGACTTCCATTGTTAAACCATTGCGTTCCTCTGTTGTCTGTACCTGCTGCGCCAATTGTCGCTGTAAATCCACCCAAAGCTCTTACATAAAGTTTGGCTGCTGACGCTGAAATATAAAGTTTCAGGTCTTCAGAACCATAAAGAGAATTTGGAATTGCGTCAACTACTAGCTGCATTTGTGTTATGATGTTAGAAATATCAAGAACAGCCCCTGTCAGCTTTTGTGGTGCAGGTGCGCAAGTTGCCAATGTTTCAAGTCCGTCATATTCTCCAGCGTTTCCTGTTTCGCCTTGCCAAACATTTACTTCGTTTTGTGAAGCTACTTTTGAAGCAACGTACGCCACTAAATAATCAGCAAATGAAGTTGGTAAGCCGTTTGGATTCCAAGCTGAGTAGCCCATTTGAATCCCTTGCCACGTATCAATAAAGTCTTTTTTGCAAAGTTGCAGGTTAACTTGAAATTCTTCGGGAGCCAATACCACTTCGTCCAAGTCTACACTTGAAGAAGCGTCAAAATCGCAAGTTCCGTCTGCAATTAAGTCTCCTGTTGATACCTTTGAAATTACACTTTTATACTTTACGTTAGGCATAACCGTAACTCCCCCGTCGTCAATTGTTGAGGATTTCAAAAGTGCGCAACTTACGTATTTTGCAGCCCATTCGCCTGCATACGTGGTAGTTATATTTACCGTAGTTGCTAAATCTGTTTTTTTAAGATTTCCCATTTTTAAAAATTTTTGTTTGTTATTATTAATTGTTATCCCCAAAAAGTGCTTCAAAGACTCTCGCTTGAGTATTGTTTGCATATCTTTTGGTTTGACCAAAAGTCACTCTTTTGGCGTTTGCCTTTTCAGGACTATGAGCAACTTGCTCAATTTCATTTAATTCGATTTCTTTTTTTGCTGAGACAAATTCTTCTTTTTCTTCTTCTTCAGCTTCTGCGTCTTCTTCTTCCTTTTCGTCGTCGATTTTTTCGTCTTCATCGCTTAACCTTTCTTTAAGATCAGCAACAGCGTCTTCAAGGTTTTTAATTCTTTTTTCCATTCCTGCCCAGTCATCAACAGCAGCTTCGTCATCGTCTTCGCCTCTGTCTTCTCCAAGCGAAGCAATAATTCCTTCTTCTTGTACGTAAAGAGTAACTCCGTCTTCAAGCTCATAATTGCCTTTTGGTAATGCAATTTTTTCTGAGTCTTCGGCTAGAATAAATACTTCATTCCCTTTGCTGAATTCTTCAGCTTCTAAGGTTGTGCCGTTTGTAAGCTTTCTTGTTTCTAGTGAAATATCCATTCCCAATAGTGCGCGTACTTTGTTTAATTTTGTTTTTGCTTCCATAATGAAATTTTAATTTTTTAGCAGTTCTTTAATATAAAAACCACTGATTATTATTATTGTTGTAAATTCGTTTTTTTTAATCAACTACAGGCGATAAATTGTTCGGCATTAAAAACGTAAATTTTACCCAGTCCTTGCCTTTTGAAGCGTAAAAAGTTTCAAAGTCATTTGACTTTCGCCCATATAAAACAAGTTCGGGATAGCCGCTGTCATCTACATAACACTGAGAAACAACTGAATAATCTTCGGCTGAATTGCAGATATATTCCACGCTTAGCATATTAAGAGACTGCTCAGGCAAATAAGCAGGTGGAGGGTCGCTATTATATAAAATCCCTAATTGATCATTCCAAAGGTTTCGGGTGTTTTCAACTGCCTCGCGAACAAAAGAGCCACTCTCCCAAATAAAAGTCCATTCTTCAACGTCCTGCTGAATGCTTGACGTCATGCCTTCTAAAATATTATTAGGGTCTGAAAGTGTGACAAGTCGAGGGTCTCCGTCTTCATTTTGAACGACCTGCATGTATGCAGTATAAATTCCTCCCGTGACATTGCCATTTGAAACTTTTATTCTTTGTCCCATAATTTAAACGTTTATAGGAATTAATGCAGAAGGAACTATTAACGTAATCTCAATCCAATCAAACTCGTTTGGCGTGTGATACGTTCCTCCGTCAAAGTCAGTGACTGCTGCCCAAATCATTGCATCGGGAGTATATGAGTCGTCTATATAACAAACAGATGCAACAGGAACTTCTTCGAGTCTATTTGAAATATACTTCACCGATAATAATGAAGTTGACGAGCCTGCTTTGACGCCTCCGTTATTATTAACCCAAACCGTGCCTTCCTCCATGACTGCTGCAACAACTGAAGTATCGTCCCAAGTGAAATTCCACTCCATAACCTCGTTATGATTCCCGTTCGGGTCAAAGGTTATGCCTTTAAACAAATTATTCGGGTCTGAAAGTGCAAAAACATGAACTTCAGCAGCGTCGTCATAACGAAGCCCGCAGATACATTTAAAAACGCCTCCTTGTGTGTTTCCTGTGTTTATTTTAGTTCTTTGTGCCATTATTTTTGTTTTTTATAGAGAATAAACCCCTGTTAAGTTATGGTATAAAGTGATTGTGATAATGTCTCCGACGCTCGGAGTTACAACCACCTGTTCAGCGTCACTTAGAGCGTAAGCATAAAGATAAACTTCAGGAGTCGAAGCGTCATCAATGTAATTGCCTGAACTGATTCCGTGTTCTTCTCCGTCTCCACTCAAGCATTTATAGTCAATTACGACTTTTCTAACATAGTCAGAATCGCCTTCTGTGTATACCTGCTCATTTAAAAAGGCTTGTCCGACAACTCCTGAGTCGTCCCAACCGAACTCCCATTCAAAAACCTGAGGGTTTGACGGATTAAATGTTAACCCTTGAGCTATTCCAAAAGGGTCGTGAAGTGTTTTTAATTCAAAACTTCCTGACGCATCAGTTAGTCCAAATGAAGCTTTGCATTCCTGTGGCAGAGCTGTTGAATAATGATAATATTTATTAGTTCTAGTTGGCATTTTATTTTATTTTTTAAATGTTAGTTTTTAAGTGTTTGTGTTTCCTATTCCTTGAGCTTGCAAGTCTCCATTGCAGCATTTGGAACTATAAGTGTTATCAGGACAAAGACAGCCTCGACTCCCACCGACAGGGGAAGTTCTGCTCTTTGTTTTCATTGATTGGTTATAAGGGTGTCCCGTTCTAAATGACATTTTTAATCTGATTTATAAGTTGTTGTTCTTCAGTGAGCTGATCTTTTTGTTTGTCTTGAGGTCTTTGTAATTTATCAGCAAAATATCCCTCAATACTGAAGCCACGAACTAGATTTTTTCTCACTTTTTCCCAAATTTTATCATTCTGAACGCTCATTGTAATAATCCAAGTTCCAACAGGCATGTTTAAGCCATAAAGTTTAGATTTGTCAACTTCAGGGTCTTCAACAATCCACGATTCAACAACAGACATGTCTTTTAAAAAGTCTTTTTGATGTTCAAGCGTTGAGTTGTTTTGATTGCCTTTTCTCAAAAACATTTGCGAAGCTTTGACGACCGTTTCTTTTGAAAAATAAATATAAAACTCGCCGTTTGCATTCGCTCGATAAATTGGTTTATTCGGAATTAAAGCTGCTCCCATAAGCAGTCGTTTTTCCTCATCAACTTCAGCAAGTCGAATCAGTTCGTCTTCTTTTTTAAGCGCAACAAAAAATTCTTCAATTGCTGGATTTTCGACCACGCTAACGGCTTCGATTCCTGACAATTCTTCATTTTCGTCAATAATTAATTCTATAATGTCCATAATAAGCTTTAATTTAAAAACCCGTTTTCATCAATGTTGTTATAAATTAACCCAGACTTGCCGAGCTTACAATATTGTTTTGTAAACTCTGCGCAGTTGTAACGTCTTGACTGACAACAAACGCCTGAACGGGTGGTTGTGTTCCTAGAGCTTCAGCAATCTGATTTCCCTGCGTTGTTCCTAATGTATTAAAAGAGGGCTGAAACGCTTGAGCTTGCGCTGTTTCAGTAACTGAAGCAACTGACGGAACTGAAGGTTCAGCAGGTTCAGGAATATCGCCTCCAACTCCAGTACCTGAAGTGGATTTCTTCGCTCCTTTTACAGCTTTTCTAATTGCACCAATTATACCGACGGCTTGTACTGCATACATTAACAACATTGGAATATTTTGTGGGAATCCAACTTTGGCTGTCTTTGCTGTACCTTCTGCGACTGCTGTCGTACTATTTGCAACAGCACTTTTTGAAAAGGCGATTGTCTTCTTAGCTTCCATAATCATTTCTTTTGCTGCTAAGACATTTTTTGCAATTAATGCCATTCTACCAACTTTTGATTCTGCACCTGCAAGCTGAACGATTGCATTTAAAGATCGATTCTTTCTTTTGATTTTTTGTCTTTCAAGTCTGTCTTCGTCGTTTAGTTTTTTAAGATTTTTCTTCTTTTGAATATTAAATTCTTTATCAGCAACTGACTGCATATAATCAAGTTTGACTGCATCACGTTCTTTTATTAATTCAGCTTCAATTTCTTCAAGCTCTGCGTCAGTCATCATTTTATTTGCATGATGTTCGCGCGCCTGCTCCATTTTAAGCTGAAATTCTTCGTCAATTTTCATCAGCTTGCGCTCAGTTGCTTCTTCGTCTTCTGAAAGCAGGGATAATTCATAATCTTTTTGCCATGCAGCATAATCAAGCTCCATTTGTTTTTTGGTGTCAATCTCTTTTTGTTTTTCTGCAAGAGCCTGATTCGTTGCTGTTGTTATTTGTGTTTGAAGCAGTCTTTGACTTCGTAAACGCTTAGTATCTAAGTCAATAAGCTCGCCTTCTAAAGCTGCAAGCTCGTCTTTTTGTTCTTTTGTAGTATCGCCCAACGCCTGTTCCATTTTCATTGCGTCAATTTTTAATTGTTTTGCAGCAATTTCTTTGTCAGTTATGTCTTGCTCAATCGCCTGAGCTTCTTTTAAGAGCTTAATCCTTTCTTCAGCAGAATATTTGTCTCTTTGTTCGGCTTTCAAACGCAGTTCGTTTATATCTCGATTAGCTTGCGCTCGTTCAGTGATT